TGAAATTAAGATACTACCAAAGGGATGCTATAGATTCCTTACACAATTGGTTTGAAACAAAACCATCTAGTGAACATGCATTGATTGCATTACCAACCGCAGCCGGGAAGACAATCATCTTCTCCCATTTTATTAAAGAGATTTTAGCTAAGGACCCTGGTGCTAGGTTTATTGTCTTAGCACACAGAAAAGAATTGGTTGATCAAGCAGAGAAGAAACTTAAAGCCGTATGGCCAGATGCCCCGGTTGGAGTGTTGGCTGCTGGGCTGAAACGCTTTGAACACGATGCTCAAGTTTTGATAGCCAGCAGAGACACACTAGCCTCTCCTAAACGATTGGCTAAGGTTGGTAAGTTTGACTACATGATTATAGATGAAGCACACAACGTACCACCCACATCACACACCAGGTATCAAAAGATTATTACTGAGCTTTCTACACGAGGAGACATGAAGGTTATGGGTTGCACTGCAACACCTTACCGCATGGGACAGGGATACATATACGGGAATCGTAAAGATCATTTCTTTAAAGGCTTGGCTTACACCGTATCTATCCCAGAACTTATTAGAGAAGGTTATCTGTGCAGACTTTCAGCTTACGCTGTTAATGAGAACGCTATTATCGATGCCGGTTCAGTCAGCCTCAAGTTTAAGAACGGAGACTTCAGAGAGAAAGAGTTAGAAGAAGTGGCTATGGTGGATGAAACCATTATAGAAGTTGTGAGCGATTGGATTGATAACGCTTACACCAAAGGCAGAACAGCAACAGTATTCTTCTGTGTATCAGTCCTACACGCTGAGAAGATGACACAGTATCTAAAGCAGTACAACATCAGTGCTGCTGTTATAACCGGGGAGACACCTAGCAAAGAGCGTAGTCAAACGCTTGCTGACTTTGAGTCTGGCAAGATCCATGCGCTTTGTAACGTTGGTGTGCTTACTGAAGGATGGGATGCCCCCAGGACAGATTGCATAGCGTTGCTTAGGCCTACACAAAGCATTGGTCTTTACGTCCAGATGTGCGGTAGGGGAATGAGAATCCACGAAGACAAAAGCAATTGCCTTCTTTTAGACTATGGAGAGAACGTTGCTCGTCATGGATGCTTGGACGAAGTATCTCCCGGACAAGCTAACGAAGGTCGCTATCATCCTAAGATTTGTTCTGCTTGTAACGTTATCAACTCACCATCAGCCAAGGAATGTGCTGAATGTGGACAGGTGTTTGAATCAAAACAAACCAAGTCCTTGTGGACTAAGAAAGAAAGAGAGGTCGCTAGAAGAACCAAGGCAGAGAAGCAAGCCGTTCTATCGGACGAAAGAAAAAAATCTAAGCCGGTGTTCAAACCCGTTACAGATATCTATGCCACTGTTACCAAGTCTAAGAACGGCAGTGATTACTGTCAGGTTGTCTTTACAGTTGGAGATGAATTCTTTCCTAAGAAGATGCCTCTTATGTTTGGACACCCCACAGCACACAACATGGCGGTGCGTAAATGGAAGAAGATAACCGATGAATGGGGATCTCCAAAGCAAGCGTGGATGGCTGCTGAACTAATAAACAATGGAGCTTTCGATACAATATCTGAGATAGTTGTGCAGAAGCAAGGCAAGTACGAGAACGTTATCGGTATTAGAAATAAAAAAAATGAGAGAATAAAATTATGAATTGTTGGAGCTGTAACGAAAAATTAATCTGGGGTAGCGATCATTCAGGAGAAGATTATGACAATGAAGATTACAATATTGTAACGAATTTATCTTGCCCAGAATGTGATGCTATGGTTATTGTGTATCATCAACCAGTAGAAAAAGAAATGAAGCAAATTAAAGAAGCAGAGGAGTATCAACCTAATGACAATCGTTCATGAACTGTTAGATCAAGTTGAGTTAATTGAAGAGCAACACAAAAGGTTTTACTTAGGCATTAGTGGTATTGGTAATTCAAACCAACGTCTAGTGTGGATGCGTTATCGTTGGTTGATGCCAAACGATTGGGAGCCAAGAGTCCTACGTCTATTAGACCTAGGTAACGTGGTAGAAGATGACCTTATTAAGAAGCTCAGAAAGATACCTGGTGCTTCTATCTATGACGTAGATAAGAATGGTAAACAGTTTGAAACCAAAGCTCTAGGAGGGCACGTTAAAGGCCATATAGATGGTGTAGCCAGTAACCTTCCGGGGCTCGATCAAGACAACCCATATCTGTTAGAGTTCAAGACGGCTAACGACAATCGATTTAATAACCTAAAGAAGTTAGGAAGCTATTGCGATTGGTCAGACGAGTACGCTGCTCAGTTGCATTTGTACATGGGCTTCTTTAAATTCAAGCACGCCATAGCCATTGTCTACAACAAGAACAACTCAGATCTTTACACTGAGATAGTTGAGTTTGATAAAGAGTTGTTTGATACTTTAATAGAGAAAGCCAAGAACGTTCTGCTGTCTGAGTCTCCCCCGGAGAACTACATACCTGAGACTGACTATCGTATCCGCAGTTACATGACACCAGGGCAACAAGCTTCTTATCTGGGTAGAGCTTTGCCTGAAAAAATTCATTGTCGTTCGTGTCGGTTTGCAAAAGTAGACATAGATAAAGGCGATAGCCACTGGCATTGCACTCAGCACGATAAGAAGATAAATAACCAGCGTCAAGCTGTAGGTTGTCCTCGCCACAATTACATTCCAGAACTGATACCGGCCAGAGTTGTAGAACAAGATGATGACATAGTTGTGTACGAGAAGGATGACTTTAGATTCGTTAACGTTCCGGGCGATAAGAGTTCAAAGGACACCAACTTCTACTCTAGTGAAGAGTTGATTCAAGTAGTTAACTCTGGGTTCCCGGTAGAACTGCTAGAGAAAGTGGACTGGATTAAGAAGTCTTTGAATGGGACGATAGTTGAGATTAAGCCTTGGGTTCAGACGGGCATTCCGTTCTAAGTTATTACCAGCTCGCACCTTGGGTTCTCTTTGTCCACGCCACCAAACCTATAGACCACTTCTTTGATCTGCTTGAAGCTATCGTCTTCCAGGATCTCAGCTTTAACCAAAGCATCGCACGCAAACTTATCTATGATTGAACAGGGATTGCTTACGTCAATACGTCTTTTGCTCTTGGCGTAGTAGGTGTAGGTTAGAGTTACCGGCTCAGAGAAACTGTCAAAGTCTTCTAGCCTGGGTATAAGATTATCGGTGTAAAGTTTTTTGGCTATAGACAATACCCGGTAGTGAGCATTGCGATAGTTGTTTAGATTGAGAATGAACTTCTTTTTCTTTGAGTAGAAGACTTCTAATGGTAGGTCAATTTCCAAGCTTAAGGTTTTCCTGTAAGAATTTTATTCAGCTCCTCCTGTCTGAGAACATCTGATGCTTTTGATTGTACACTAGGGTCTGTAAATTGTCCTTGTAAACTCTGCCCGGTTAAACCTACTTGAGCTTTAGATAAATCTAATTCAGGGACTGGTTGAGCAGCTTTTCTTTCTGTTCCTTGTAAAGCAAAATTAAGAACGTCTTTATTAATTTGACTTGGGTTAAACAATCCTTGCATGACCATATCCCTATTAGCCACTTTAGCAACTTTTAATTGTTCATCTATTTCATATTCTTTTAGACCAAGAGTTCTAGCATCTTCTATGGCCGTGTAAAGCGTTCGTAAAGAATTGTATCTGGCTTCATTGGTGTTGATGTATCCTTGAACAAAGTCTTGTGCATCTCTTTCGTTGTTAGATCTTAACAACCTGTTGTATTCATTGGTTGTTTCTCTTATGGCTCTTTTAGCTTCGGCTGCTTTGTAATAAAGAGATCTATCAATCTGTGGTTTAACGACTTTTATTCCTGTAAATGCTGACACCATTGTTTCTGCAACATCAATGGGTTTACCCCTTGGACTGATTGCTCCCTTTTTTCCAGTAGCTAAAGAAGCAACGGCAGTAATAAAATCTTTTGGTACGATCTGAGTACCTTCAGCATCAACCTCAAATGTAACTGGAAGGGCTGTTGGTGCTATTGCATTAAATACATGTAAAAATTGTTTTTGCATTTTAGTGCCCAACACATCTGATTCATTAAAAATATTTCTACCTGTAGATGTTTTTCCTTCTTTAGCCTCAAGAACTGCATTCGCACCAAGGCTTGTAGATAAAAAAGGATCTGTCATTTCTCCTATTGAATCTATTGTTGCATTGCCTACTATATTCATTAAGCTTGCTTCGTTTCTATTACCTTGAGCAACAGCATTTAATACAGCTCTAACAGGTCTTTGTAAAAAGTCATAAGGATTGGTGTAACTGTAATTAACAAAACCTGTAATGTTCCCAGCAGAATCTGTTTCAGTTGGGATCATGGTGGCTGTTTTTTCCCAAGGTGCAGCAAAGGATCTTTTGTATGCATCTATTTGTTCTTGATCTGAACCTGTTAAAGCTAAACCGGCTGCTGTTAATCCAGCAGGCAACCCAACAGTTGTTGTAAATGCAGATGTTATTCTTCTCATTCCTACTTTTTGTAATTCAGAGTTACTGCTTGCTAGTTCTTTAATTGCTCTTTCTATAGTGTTGCCAGTATTTCTAAAAATTTCAGCAGGAAAAGCTGTAAAGTTACCAAACACAGGAATAAATTTTAATTGTTTTACTATTTCAGGGGTTCTTGAATAAGTTGGTGTTATATCTAAAGCTATGGTTGCACCCTCGCCTTTAATAAATTTATCTAATAAATTTTTAGGATTTTTTACTCCATCTCTTGTTTGTTGTTCAAAAATTTCTTGGCTTAATTTTTTTAATTCACCTGCTTGAACAACAGCCCCTAGTTGTTCATCTGGTCCCGAAGCTTTAATAAGCTTTTGAATATCAGGATCAGAAAAATTTTTAACAGCAGTAACCGGAATAACAGCATCATCAGCAGAGTCAGCTATAACTTTTGTAAGTTTCGATTGTTCACCATTCCAGTTTACCATCCTAGCTGCGTTGTCTGAACCTGTATAAACTCTTTCAATAGGTTGTAATATAGCTTTTTGTATTCTACTTATAACACCATTTGATTGTATTTTTTTCATCAAAGCAACATCTTCTACAACATAAGCACCTACGTCAGCTATTTCCTGTAATTGCACTCCTCTTCCTACTACAATTTGATAATCTCTTGCTTCTTTAATTTCTTCTTTGTATTTTGTTTTCCCTCTTGGATCAAGTACGCCAGCAAATGATTGTTTAAAAGTCTTTGTAAAATTAGCAGAGGGTCCAAGGTTTCCGTTCATGGCTGCAAAAATTGGAACACTAGTATTATTTCTTATGTGAGCACCAATTGATAATAAAGTTTTATTGTATTGTCCTACTGTTTTTAAAGCCAACAATCCTTTGTAAGTATTTTTTAAAATATCAGGCATTAGTTCTTTAAAACCATCTGCTGCTACTCCAAGAGATTTAACAAAAACCTCTGGTGCATAAGTATTTTCTAAAGCACCAGCTTCAGGACCAAACTTTACATAGTCAACGTTCACACCATTTATTTCATCAGCTGGAATAATATCTCTTAATTTTTTAGTTTCAAAGTCTAAAGTATTTATGTTCTCTGATTTAAAATCATCAACAGTTTTTAGAAAGGGTGTTGTTCCTCTTTGAAGTGCTGTGTCATTAAGAATTTTTATATCATCAAAAGCTTTTATGTCTCCTACTAAAGTAGCAACTTTAGACATAGTAGCGGTTGTTGCAAAAGCTTCATCTTGTAAAGCTTGTTTCCATTCTGATCCTTCTTTGTAATTAAGAGGAGTTATTTCACCTAAAGCTTCTCTAATTTCAGGCAAGTTTTTTAATTTTTTCCCTTTTAATAATCCACTTTTTATATTATTTACATACAATTCTGGAGTCTGATAAGTTTTTTTAATATTTTCAGGATTCTTTATATCGTTAAATATTTGTCTTGCTTGAGATTCGGCAAGGTCTCCTTTTAAACCAGCTATTTCTGCTATTTTTTTAATAGCTCTATCGTATACTTCAGGTGCTGGTTGAAATTTTGGATCTAAAAAAGTTCTGTAAAGAGTTGTTCCATACATGCCATTGTTTAAAATCAATGCTTCTTTAAACCCTGATTCTAAAGTTAGATTAGGTATGGTAGTTTTACCTGCAACCAACTTAGACAACAGTGCTTCTTCTTGACGAAACAATTCTTTGTTATCTCCAAGTATAGAAGACAAATGATTGTCAACATCTACATTTAAAGTTTCGTAATCTATTTTATTTCCTGAACCTTCAAAGCTTTTTATTTTATTAAATGATTCAGTTTCTATCTGTTTCATCTTAGCTCTTTTTGGTATTCCGGTTAGCCCTGGAAAATTTCTTTCAACAACAATTAAAGGATTTCTATAAGATGTAATTGCTTTAACCAAATCTAAAGCATCTGTTTCATTTAACTTTCCGCTTGATGCAGCTTCTCCTATTGTTTTTTGAACTTTATCCATAGCATCTCCAACTCCTAGAGTAAGATCTACAGCGTATGATTTTTGAGCTTGGTGAACATTTGATATTGCTGTATTGTTTTTTGCAGTTTGCTCAAACGTACCACCATATGTCAGGTTTTTTCTTAAGAAATCAAACACACCTTTGTCTGCTTTTTCTGCAGCTGCAACACCCCCGGTTTTATTATTTAAACCTTTGGCTAGTGCATTAAAATAAGGTGCAGCTAAATCTAATCCGCCTCCTGCTAATCCGACTGCGCCTCCAACAATTTTTGGAGCAGCGTAAACAAATGTTGATGTTTCAGCAAAAACTTGCAATCTTTCTTTTAATCTTGCAGCAGCAGCCTCTCTGCCTTTAAGATTTTTAATTCTTTCTTCATCGCTTTCTTTATCAAACATATCTGCAAAAGTATCGATATCATCTGTAGCAACGGCAGCATCTACCGCACCTATGGCTGCTAGTTGTTTTATTTTGCTTAATCCAGATAAGGCTTTAGTAACACCAAGCCCTGGAATACCAAATTGAAGTACCGTCTGAACTGTTTTACCAGCTCTACCTTGTACGTCTGGCTTAATAGACTCAAAGAATTCATTAACGTTGTCGGTTACTTCTGTATTAAAAAGAAGATCTACTACTGTGGTCGGTATAGTAGCAACACCTTGGACTGCTGAAACAGCAGCAGCAGGTACTGCCCTTCCTATGTCTCCTAGGCCAGAGCCAGAGCCACCCGGTCCTGTTTTAGCAGCTCTTTCAGAAGCTTTTTTAATTTCTTCTGGGTCATTGCTTTCAACAAATATTCTTTCTCCACTGTCTAAAGTTATTATAGGCATAACTTTTTATGTCTTTCTTATAATCCTTTTAGCTAGTTCATTAGGATCTTGATTTGTTTCTTGCATTAATGCTAACATTGAAATGTCATTTAATAAAACACCAGGGTTTTGTGCATCAACCACTTCTCCATCTTCATCACCAGTTAATACTGTTTTAAATTTTGTTAGCAACATCTGTGCTGCTAACATAGACTCTTTTGTTAATTTACTACCGCCAGCTTGTAAGTTTTGTAGTCTTGAAATATCTTCATCACTCATTGCTAATAACTTTTCTTGTTCTGACAATCCTTCTTCTTGTCTAACGCCTTCTGCCATAGCTGCTTGTCCAAAGTCAGCGATAGCATTTCTTGGAACAAAGCCTTCACTTGGTTGCATCATAGCCAAGAATCCTGCCATCATTTGTCTTGCAAACTCAGGGTCTTTACCAAGCTTATCAGTGTAGCTTCCGGGGAAAGATGCAAGGTAGTCCATGAATACAGGTTCTGTTCTTCCTGCTGCTTGTGCTCGTTCTAAACTTTTAGCGTAATGAATGTCTCTCATTGAATTTGATTCTTCAATTTCAGGAACGGTTGCATCACTTGAATCATCATCGTTATTGTCATCAGTTTCATCCTTACCAAAAAGAGCGTTTGCACCATAACCGAGAGGAATTCCATAAGCAGCTGTTCTAGCAACACCTCTTCCTAAACCACCTTCACCACCTAATCTTCTAATAGCTTCTTTAGTAAGCTTTCCAGCACCTATAATTGGAGTTGCTAACGCACCCACTTCGGGTGGTAAAATTCTTTTTGCTTTTTCTGTTTTGGTTTCTTTCTTTTTAGTATCTTTCTTTTTAGTATCTGGTTTCTTTTTAGTCTCTGATTTTTTAGCTTTATTTAGTGCGTCTTTAGCTTTGTCTGCTTTATCTGTTAAATATTTTATACTTCTTTTAAGTACTCCTATTTTGCCACTACCATCTGCAAACTTAGCTATCCCACCGCCAGCCATCATCATTGGATCTATGTTAGCTATGCCACCTTCTTGGTATCTTGTAATCTCTGGAGTGGATATGCCCATTCCTTCAATCATGTATCCGGGAGTTCCTGTATCTCCGCTATTCTGTGAATTAGCATATGCCTCAGCTAACATCGCTAAAGCTTTTATTCCTCTCTGGCCTTTAGTAAGTTCTTTTTTATTTACATCAGCAATATCTGTTTCAGCTTCATCTAATGCATCTTTTTCTATTACTTCATTTTCAACATTAGATTGATCCCCAGAAATAAAGTTTCCTATACCAGATCTTATATCATCAATTAAATCACTCCTCATTTCTGGATCTTTTGCAAGATTATAAAGTTCTTTTGCATCTCTACCCATTTCAAACAACTCGCCTATTCCACCCTTTTTAGTTATGGAAGGATCTTCTCTAATTTCAGCTAAGGCTTCATCGCTATAAAGTTCAACAGGACCGATGTTTTCAAAGCCTCTATTGTTGGTAGTTACTAAATCGGCTGCTTCCTGTCTTATCGCCATTTGCCCTGGTGTAGCCAGTATTCCTTTTCTTGTTGGTCCTAAAAGCAATCCATTAGCAGCTGCAATGTTTTCTACAGGGTTTGTTGTAAATAAATCTTTTGTTTTTTGTCCTGCTCCTCTTTCAGCATTTTTAAGTGCCTCAACTTTGTTCATTGTCTTTCTTAATTTGTTTCCTTTAACTCCTGCTTGTATAAGTTTTGCTGCAATTCCAGCGGGAGGAAAAAACATTAATCCAGCTACTAAATAATCAACAGGATCAGTAGGATCAAATACTAAATCAGTAAAATCTCTAAGGTTTGCTCCTGAATCTTCTGCTGTTTTTCTTAAGCTGATCCTGTCGAAAAACCCTGAGTTCGTCTCTCCACCATTAGCGTATGCAGCTATACCGCCATCAGCAAATCGTTTGTTGTAACGAACACCAGCTCCTTCCTCCTCTGGATTTACATAAAAACTAAAGCCATCGTCATCACCGTAAGTGTACTCATCGCCTCTTTTTTGTATGGGCAAATCAGTAACATTTCCTAATATGTTATTAATAAGAGCTTCTTCTGATTCTTCTGATCCTCTTGGTAGTCTAATTCCTAACGCTTCTTCTAGCTTTGCAATGCCTTGTTCCTTCATTGCGTCTTTAAATTGTTCTTCTTGGCTCATTCCCCCATTAGCATATCCTCTAACTGGGCTTAATCCTGATGTAATACTCATTACAGCACCTTAGAATAATCTACAGCGTAGTATCCGTTTTGAACTACTACTGCATCTGGTTTAACTTCTAATACTTCTTGTGCTAGTACGCCTTCAGCTGGCTCGCTTTCTGCACCTAGCTCTTTACCTTTGTCATTCCAATCCCATGTGTACCAACCAATACCAGGCTCTAGTTCACCAACTTTTTTAATGTTAGTTTTTAAATCTACATCAGACGTTCCAGGTGCAGGTGCAGCAGTACCACCACCTGAGCCGAAATAAGCTCCAGCTGCTGCACCTACTGCACCTAAAATAGTAGAAGCACTACTTGGTTTTTGATAACTACCACGTTGATAAGCACTTGTACCAGTACCGCCAGAGATACCACCCATTGGTGATCCAGCTAGTAACTGTTGAC